GGTGTTGAATTCATGGCTTCCCTTTATGCCATAGAACGAGAGAAAAACAAGGAGGTACGTTACGAATGAAGAAAGGAGAGAAACGTAAAATACCTATATACTTTTTCAGAAGGACAATGTATTGCCATGAAGAAGACTGCAAATATTTCGACGAGATGGAGCTTTATTGCTCCAAAAAGAAAGTCACTATCAGAAATATACCGAGAGATGGGATGTACTGCGAAAGTTACAAAAAGAAGATTAAGGAGGATTTAAAATGACTGAACAGCAAATCGAATTTCCAGAACTACCCGAATGGTACGATAAACCCTCTGTTAGTTTTACTGGTGTCAATAGCAATGCCTTTAATCTTATGGGCATTGTTGCTAATGCCATTAAAAGGCAAAGGCACCAGTACCCCGAGTATAGAGAAGGTTACATTACCCAAGAAAAAGAATTCTACAAATACGCTAAAATGGGCGATTACAATCATCTCTTGAGAGCATGTATGCATTGGGCTGACATAGACTTTTCTGATGAAGACGAAGATGAAGAGGATTATTTCAGTATCAGTTAAATGATAACTGTTTCTTGATATCCCTCAAGTGTCTTTATCTTTAGTTCTCTTTTCTTCTTTTTCCTTTTTTTTTTCTAATGCTGTTTTTCTGTCCTCTTTTGACTTTTGTCGATTTTAATTTCTTATTCTGTCTCCTCTCCGGCTCAAACCCCTTTTGTCGTTTCCAAAGCTTTCGATAGTGCCACTATATATATAGTATAGTGGGGTTATCGAAGGTTTTGAAGATGAAGTAGTACAAGAATAGCGAAACGCTTGTAAGCTTATCGTCTTACTATCTTACATCTTATGGATGAAGTTTGAAGATGATAGAAATGTTAAGATGGTATTACAAGAGAGTTGTACTACGTCGCTTGTGAATATACCGGTCAGTGTTCTCAAGCCTTTAAACTCATGTCTGTGAAAATCGGTGTTTAGTAAATTTACACATCTAAAGAAAAAAAGTAGGAAGTAGTACAAAAGAAAGAAAATAGGCTGACTGATACACACTTGTCATTAAGTTGAAGTGAAACAAGGCTGACGTAAGGTATTTTTCGACTTTAGGACGCAAGAAAAAAAGAATTTGTCGGGCAGTAGAAAGGCTCTACCTAATATTTAACATCTTATGGTCAAGATAAGGAAGAGGGGGTGGAATTAAGGGAACAAGGACGCAAAAAGAAATCATGAAAGGAAACAGTTTCCTTGTTTCCTTACGAGATATATTTATATATATATTAATAGGCTAATTAATTAGGTGGAAAGAAATGAGCACAACACCAAAGACCGAAAAACAAGTTTTGACTTTCATTAAGATAGAAAAAGAAAGTACAAACTGTTACAGATATCAAGAACAAATAAGAAGCGGGAAACCTACAGTAGTAGGAGGACTATACGTTAGGAAGAACGCTTTTAAACAAGTTCCAGCGGAGATAAAAGTTACATTAGAAGTAATCAACACGGTTACAAAGTAACTTTTTAACCTTTTTTTTCATCTACACTAAAGGAGGAATAAGAATGAACGAAATAAGAATATTCTGTAAAGAAAACATTAAATTGTTAAAAATCGAAGATAGTAACGAGAGAAGCCGAAAATTCGATGAGATATTCAGAGAGATAATAACAGAGACTAATAAGTACATGGATGAAGAGAAGTATCCAGATAAGAGTAAAGGGACATTTCCAATGTACAAAGTAGTATGGAACAGCTTGAGAACTATTAAGGTTTCAAATATACCAAGACATTGTCCCCCATTGTGCTTACGTTGTGGTGTTCCAATGTATCCCGCTAAAAATGGGATTATGGCTATTGCCGTTAAACATAACTGTTACACTACTGCATTCGATGCTTACGAATGCCAAACATGCGGAGCTTTAGTTTCTGATAGCTATAAGAGAGTGATACAAGAATGAGATGTAAAAAGTGCAGTAGCAAAATGGAAGTAAGTCTTTTCTACAATGCAGTCTTTTGTCCTAATTGTTACAATATTCAAAGAATAACAAGAGAGCAAGCTGATGAAGTAAGAAAGATAAGAGCTAAATACAACGCTGAAACTCATGGGATGTACAACATTGAGTTTGAGAGTGAAGTAAGACATTTTTGTGAATGTGAATATTGTAAGATTGAGGAAGACGAGAGAGACGACAGTAACAGCTACTTGATAACACTAGATTGTGATAGCGACGGTATTTTGACAGTACAGCTTATTTGTTCTAGCTGTAAAAGTGCAGTAGGACACCCCTACAAAGACATCTGAAAAACATCTTATAGTTTTTAATCTTTTTTTATCGATTTAGTGCAAGGAAACAAGGAAACAAAGGGGTTTTATGAAAGGAAACTGTTTCCTTGTTTCCTTATGCGTTATATTTAAATAGTTTTGCAAGAAAGTGTCAATAGATAACAAAAGTAATAAAAGGTGAGATAAGTGAAAAAAAGTAAAACTGAAATTTTGAGACAATCAATAAGAGAAAATATCTCTTATTTGAGACGTAGAGGATGGGACGTCTATGTTAATCTTGATATCGCTAAAAGACCCCAATCACGAGTTTATTTAGTAATAACAGATAGAGGAGAACGACATAGTGAATTTATATCACTCATAGACTTACTACACAAAACTGTTGAATGGAAAGAATATGAAGAGAAGCAAGAAGAAGAATACAAGAACTATATAAAGGAGAGGTATAAAAATGGCACAAACTGACGCTGTAGTTACAATCTATGAATGTGGCGACGACACAATCGTGTCTATTCAACACTTTAGTACTGAAATCTTAACTTTAAATCACACAAAACGTGAAGTCATGTCATGTAAGGGTTGGTCTAGAACAGACCAGAATATAATTAATATTTTCTTTAGTCTTTTAGACTACGACGAGTACAGAGCTAGAATTGAAAACGGTATTCTGTACATTGAAAAGAATGGAATACCCTTTCATTCAGCATTTCATTCAGCACAAAAGTGTTTAGATGAGATTTACAACATTCAGAGCTATGCTTTTAAGCATTTCGTAAATAAATTACCAGATTATAGAGTAAAACCCGTGAACAAATAAAAGAGGATATTAAAATGAACAAAAAACAAAAAATTTGGGCTCTTCTTTATGAGGAGGATAATATATTCGAGTTCGATATCACACTCGAATATGGCGTTGGAAGTTTGTACTTCAGAACAGACCGCTACACTGTGTTAGCGGGTAATTGTGAAATAGAAACTATATCTACTTCAAGCATACCTACGACAGTAGAGACTGTTCGTTTCAAGAATTTTGAGACTTCAGTCTTAATTTATCGTAAAATCTACGACGAAACAAATGATGTCTATGAAGAGCAACTATATTTCTATGATTTATCGAATAAAACTCTCGCTGTTTATGAGCGAGAGTTTTAATTTTTTTTAGGATGATTTTGAACAAAGGCTTTATTTTCTAACTCCATTTACATCTTACATCTTATACTAAATAAAAAAAAACAAAAACTCTTTTTTCTTGAATTACATTCTAAAGAGTATATATATGTAATGTATATATATGTAATGCATAAGGAAACAAGGAAACAAAGCCCTATCATGATAGAATTTTGTTTCCTTGTTTCCTTACGACACATTTAAATACTTTTAACACTTTTATATATTAGGTTGTGTTTGAAATGCTGAACAAGGATTTAAGAGTTATAGGAGAAGACGAAGAAAAACAAGTTATAGTCTTCATAGCCCCTAACTATAAGCTAGGGGTAAGGTTTGAGAGCCTTGACCTCACCGTTCAAGGAGAAAGAGCTTTAAGCAAGGGAAGATTAGAGAGATTGTTAAAGGCAACAGAGTTTAAAACGCTCTGGAGGGAAACGTACCAAGCCTTAAAAGGAGAATATTACAAAAATATGAAGCTAAATGACATCTACCTATCACTAACTGAAGTTGAGGAGGTAGAGGTAAAGATTATGAAGGGAAAACCAAAGCCAAAGGTCTATAAGGCTACAAAACCCCGTACCCTTAACAGTTTTGGGATTTACGGGTTGAATATTAAAGATAAAGTGACTAAACTACAATATGCTATATTCTCTGACGTTGAAGTAGCTAAAAAGTCAATTAAGAAGGGTCAAATAGGCAAATCTTTCATCTTTGGGATATTCTCAAGAATAAAACAGTTTAAGATTGATGAACTAACAGACTTTCTATTTGATGTAACAGAACTGTTGATTAATAGGTCTGTTAATCTATTAGTTCTTGAATTGGGTCAATTAGACTTGTCTAGATTGGCAAGAAATAACGCTTCTGCTTCTGCTCTGCTTATGTGGTTTCAGAGGAGCAGAGAGTTAGGTTTAACTATTCGCTTCGATGGTATAACCGAACCCATTGCTACCATGTCCCTATTGTTAGGGGGTCTAGCTCAAACGGGAATGAGGAAAAACCAATTAGCAAAGAAATATAACACTTGCAAGAATAAGCTGTCAAATAAACTAACAGAGAAGGAACGTTCTAATCAGTTAAGAGCGATGAAGATAGCAATTAGTGATTTATTGAATAATAGTTCAACATACTTCATCCATCATACAGATAATGAAATGTATCAATGGATGGATGAACAATTACCAGAGTGGCGTAAATACGTTTAAACGCTCTCTTTATCTCTTTTTGTTAAGGTTTTTGAGGGACGGGATTTTTGTTTCGGAGAGGCTCCAGACGAATGAGAGGAGCCTTATATGTCACTTGGTCACTCAACCGTTTTGTAAAAATTTACCGTGCGGAAGTTACTATGCGGAGAGTTAAAGACTTTCCGCAGATAGGACAGAGAAGGTCAGAGTTCAAATGTTTAGGGTCGGGTTCAGTATAGCAGTTGATACAGACCCAAGCTTGGCGGTAGACCACACGGGGAGAAGGGGGTACATCCTTGAAATGCTCGACAACTTTGTCAAGTAATTCATTTTTATCAGAGTCTTTGATTTTCATGTAATCACCAGTCCTCGAGGGGCAAATTATCGACATACTTGGCTTTGGTACGCCAGTAATGGCCGCACTTCTTACAGTGGACAGAAGAATAGTCAGAGGGGTGCCAAGAACCTCGGGGACCAGCGTTGAAATAGGAGTGATTGTGTCGGTAGTGGCAAATAACCCAGTTCTGGGATTTCTCTTTGAAAGGACCCTCACAGATACAAGCTTTACCCCCGCTCATGAGTAGTCCTCCCAAACATAGTTGCCAACTTCTTGAACAGAAGAGAAGATGGCATCATTGAGCAATTGGAGAAGGTTGGGCTCGTTGTAGAAGAGGAGACGGTAACGGGTGGCAAGAGGGAGAATGGAGAAAGGTAAAAGGATAGAACGGTCACGAGGATAGCCTTCACGATGAAGATAGAAGTTGAAACCTATCTGGGCAAAGGCGTCCCTATCAAAGGGGGGAATCATGATAAAAATACCATTAAAGCCTTCAAAAAATTTAGTCTCTTCGGCTAACTCGATAACATCTTTTTTAATGGTACGATAACCATGGGAAATCTTGTGTCGTTTGTAGCAAGTATTTTCATAATAATGGCTGTCTGTAGGATATTTAATTATTTTCTCTTTTTCTTTATGAGGATGAAAGAACTGACCAAAGAGATTAATATTCTCATTAGTAAAAAGGTTGTAGATAGCTCTTTTATCATCATCGTGAGTGAGAGGTATCTCTCCCAGCTCAAGAGAGTAGAATTGAGCATCCCTTATAGAAGAATGAATTTTATCAATCACTTCCTCTATCTCTTTCTTCATTTTCCTTCTCTCTTCTTTTCCCATCTCAATACCTAACAAAGGAGAAATGATGCCATGTTTCTTAGCATATTCATTGAGATTCTTATTGTAGTCAAAAAGGTTCTTACACACCTTATCTACTAGTTCAATTGTTTGTTCTTTCATCGAGGTTCGCTCCATCCAGATTCGTTTAGGCTTCCTACTATCTCGAACAGTTTCCACACTTCGTCATAAGATAGATAAACCTTTTCAATTTTTTCTTCAGAAACACTTAAAATAAGAATTCTCTTTTTAAAAAACCTAACCAGTGTTCTGTCACTTAACATATACAAACTTTTGTTTTCTTTTTTTGTTTCATTCATTTTGATATCTCCTTGATAGTTTTTATAATATCCTTTTGATGCTTCTGCTGATACTTTTTTAATTAGATATATTACGTCATCTGCCAGTTTTTTAATGTCGTCTTCTTCAAGTAGACCAATAAGCTTATTTTCCAGATAAGATGATATAGCTGGTTTAATCAAGTCGATAATTTCATCATCTAGTATTATCTTGTCATTCATTTTCATTAACCTCTTTATATAAAGGAGTAGAATTACTCCAGAAAATTCTATTATAATAATCTATGAATGTAGCAGACATGGGAACTGAAAAATGGTATTCTTCCCACCTTATTTTAAGTCTTGGTTCTTTGGGGCGGATATAAAGGTAGTAATGTTCATAAGGGGGGCAACTCCAAACAACGTAATTTCCCTTAAGAAGACGATAGTTGTGAGTATCTTTGAGTTGGTCAATATCATTGTGAACAGAGGTTAAATCTCGTATGATTATATCGATACGATATTTTTTGTATAAAACAAAGGTTTTACCTTTAAAAGTTCGAATTTTACCGAAACCATATTTAGGCATGTTACCAACGCTCCAGAATAAGATTATTACGATAAACAAAGACCATGTTCTTGGGAGAAATAATGTTGTGGTCAGCACCACATTTCAAGATGTCTATGTGGTGCCTTTCGCAGTAGGTAAGACTTAAGATTTGATTGGAGATATTACAGCAAGGGTTACTATAAATATATGACCAACCGTTAAAACCTATCTTGTCAATCATTTCTCGAAGGTTTACATGAGCATGAACAAGAACATAAGAATAAGGTTGACGGGGAGTTTTTTCATTCCAATCAACATCTTGCCATTTGTGAGGGAGATAAGTAAAATTTTTAATTCTTTTTGTTTCACCCCATTTGGGACCTTCCCCCCATTCTTTCATGAACTCTGCGTTTATATTAGGGTCAATAGACATATTTTTAGAGGTGCTTTTTATACCTAACATGAGAGTAAAAAGAGCAGCAGTACGACAATATTTTCCATCACCAATATGGAGAAATAAGTGGTCTTTCTGCATTTCTTCGCCCATGACGCTTTTTAGATGATGAAAAGCAGCATAGCTTTCCGATATCTCCTTGGCGGGTTTATTAGAACGTACGAATAAATCGTGTAGTTCACTATAACACATACTCTTAAGCATACTACTAACATATTGGTTCATTGATATCTTTCTCCTTTACGTCTTCCGTCTGGAAAACCATAACTTCATCTGGGTCAAGAAGAGTTACTCCAGCTATCTTGTATTTTGCTTTACTATCAAGTACCTTCCAGACTGGTACATCTGAAAACTGTTTTAACAATTCATAATAGGTATATATATCAACAACAACATATTTAGGGGGCTTACCCCATTTTTCTGTATGACTGTTGATAGAACGTATAAAATTGTCTCTAACATCTTTACTATCATTCATTTTGTTTCACTTTTTCATCTTCGAATTTGGGACATTCAATTTCGGATTCAGTTTCTGTTTCCCAACAATAAACCTCTCTCATTTCTATGGGTTTAATATAGTCCGAGATTTGTTCTTCTATCTTGCCATTAACCTTTATGCTTTGAATAGCTAGACTATAGTTAGTCTTAGGGAGTAAATTAATCATGTTTTTATGTGCTCGTTTATAGGAACTATAAACTGCCACAACCACGGTCTCGTCATAGTCATGAGCTAAGAGCAGATAGACTTTTCTGTTCACAAAGTTATTGACCATTTACCCCACCTTACTCGAAACACTATCCTAAACATTAGGAAATAGAAATCTATCCGGATAACGTATTTTGTTTCTCCGCCATAGTCTTCTATATATGTAAAAGCTACTGTTGGTATTAAATAGACTTTTATGCCTCTATAAGCTCGTAAGTTAAGCTTCATTTATTTCACTCTTCATTTTTTCCCTAGTTCTAGCAATGACGCTATCTAAATCTTCTTTTATTTGGAGTAGTACTTGGTCAAATTCTGGTTTGGTTTCCAACCTACTAGTATATAGATTGTGAATAAGTTTTAGTCGCATATCAATTTTAACTGGAATTGAGAAATTATCATCATTTTTTAGCTTATCATAAGCTTCTAATTCTTCATCTAACAGTTCCTTGTTTCTGTTTGTATATTGATTAAGTTCACGTCTAATCCGTTTGATAGACTTAGGCGTAGTTCCAAAAAGCCGATTCTCTATTGCTTCATCGAGAGATATAGGAAAAAGGACTTCTTTCTTTTCTTTTTCAAGTTCATCGAGTATTTCTCCATCAATTAAACAACTTGTAGGTACACTGAGGTATCTTGTACGAGCCATCTGGAGATTTTCATACTCTTCTAGAAGAACGGGATGACCACCCATTTTTATGATGAGAGCTCTGAGATATTCAATTAATATTTTTAATTTGTCTTTTTCTTCCAGTTCTTTTAAGCTAACCATTTTTATCACCATTTAATTATCTTTTTGATTATCTTTTTGATTTTCTCTTTTCGATGTATCTTTCTCTGGTATTTTTTAAGCATGTCAATTATCATATCTTTTGAGATAATTGTTTGTGTAATAGATAGCTGATTTACCTTTTCTTCGAAAATAATATATTTAATCCACTCTGGTACGGTCGCACTTACTTTTTGTTTTGAGGGCGTTATAGTTAAATCATAAAAAGTATCTGAGGTCCATGTAGTTCCAGAAGCAGAATGTATAAATTCTTCGTCCCCCTCATTTTTATTCATTTTCTTTTTCCTCCATTTTTGGTTCTTCTATTTCTTTAAATTCTTTACAATCACAGTTTATATGTCTGCACATGGCTTCTTTATAGACGGGAAAACCATCCATAACTACAACATCAAACTTGTGATGACTTCTTATATGTCCACATATGCATAGTGGGTCTTTTTTCTCAAATTTTTTTCTTTTGTTTTTAGGCTGCATTGTTTTCATGACCATTATCACTCAACTCCTTCTACTATATCATTTGCTGATTTGTTTGACAAGTTTTCACCTTCAATTAATATTTGTAAATATTCTATCTCCACAAGTTTTACATCTAACTTCAAACATCTTTCCGTATGTTCGTGTTTTTACTATCTTTCCAGTAGTAAAATAAAACTCTCCAGCACTTTCTTCGTCACAATTACACATTCTACACGGGAGAGAAGTTCTTGTTACTATACCATTATCTTCAAAAGACAATATTTCTACGTGGCTTTTATCTACTCCTACCATTATATCACCCTAAAAATTCCTTCTCTTGACTCATAGATGTCTCCATCGTCAATCATCTCTAGCACTCTGTTATATACCTCTTCTCTTCTTCCTTCTCCGAATTTGAGATACAATTGAGCTATAGAAGTTTCTTCTTGTTCTCTTATAACTTCGTATATCCTTCTTGTTAGAGGGTCTTTTTTATTCATTTTCATTTTTTGTTCTCCATTATTACCTTTTATTAACGATACCATTTACCATATTTAAACGTAACGGTAACATTTAAATATATTCAGTTGTATGTCAATATAATGCCAAAGTATGAATTTGATGTCTATGATGTAATGTATGTTGGAAATGACACTGTAAGAATAAAAGCAAAGATAAATGATGTGGAATTAAAAGAAAGATTGTTTAATAGTGGAGCAATAGGAGTAAAATTTCCTTCTGATAGACCTTTATGGAAGGTAGTGTTAAATATTGGGGGAAAATTAGTGTTAAAAAGAAAGAAACATAATTGTTCTAAAAGTCATTATAGAGTAATGCTACGTCAAAAGAATGTTAGCTATTCAGAGCATCCTAAAGGGAAACCCCACCCGAGTAAGTGGAGTACCTTGATATGTTTAAAATGTAGACACCAATGGAGAACAAAGGCAAAATACGTTGAAAACATCCCAAACCTTTCTAAAGATGATGAATGGCAAGGATATGGAGTGGATGAAGCGTTAAGTCTATACTCGCTGGAGGTAGAAAAAAAATGGAACTAGAAAAGATAGAAAAAGAAATAAGAAAAATAAATGACGAAAATGGTTGGATTTTTCCAGAAAATGCATGGAATAAGTTAGAAAACTTTATTCCAACAAAATTGATGTTATGTGTATCAGAACTATCAGAAGCTCTGGAAGCATACAGAAATTATGATTTTGAAAACTTCAAAGAAGAAATAGCAGACACAATGATTAGATTATTAGACCTAACGACTGGATTAAACATAAACATAGGAGAAGAAATAGTGAAAAAATTAGAGGTAAATAAGAAAAGAAGATATAAACATGGAAATAAAAGAGTGTAAAAATAAAGATAAACAACCCTTCATTGGTGGTCTTCCTTTTGTGAGTTTCGTAATCTATATATCTTCGTAGTTATTCATTTTCATCTAAACCTCTAACTACGTCGTCTGTAACATCATTGGATTGAATTATAATACTTCTATTTGCTAGTTTAATTACCTTTTTTGTGGTTGTTAATATCATGGTAATTATATAACAATCTTCATTACTACAAATCCAGAAGGTTTTATAATCTTCTTCTGCTTTTTTAATCATTTTCTTTTCGCAAACTGGGCACTTCATTTTTATTCATCTCTTTATACATTCTTCATAAGCTTCCAATGCTTTGTCATCTAAATCTTCCAGTAATCCATAACACTCATTTGTTGCTATAATTCTTCTTTTTATTTTTATTAATTTTATCCACAAAATTAGAAACCATCCAAAGATTAAGCCCGTATAGATAATTGCAAATATAATAAGTAAAGTTTTCATGATTTTACTCCTTTGGATTAATTGAATCATATACACGAGGCATCTCGGCAAAAAGAGAGTTGTCCCCATCATGAGGAAAGTCAAATAAACCTTCATCATGACCATACTGGTAAAGTCTTGGTCTTCTATTAATATCTACAATTATATCAGAATAAGTATTTGAAAGATAGAGATTTAATCTGTAGTTCATATAATGCATGAAAGCATCAGAACCATAGAATAGCCTTTTTAGGATAGGTTGAATTTCATAAGGATTAGGATATCTAAGAGTAATGTTACAAGCATATACTTTACCAGAAGTTTTGTATGTAGTATGATAAGGTTCTATGGTTGTATGTTCTTCTATATAATCTTCAAGATATAGGTAAGTAGAAGATATTCTGGAAAAGTCAAGAGAAAGAGAACAGATAATTTGTTCTAATTCTTCATCTTCTACGTTTCTTACAAATGTCTGTCTTGTTGTTGAAAGACCCACTCTTTTTTCCGGAGCATCAAGTCTTTCTGGATATTTAGCATTTCTGAGTACTGGTGGTATGTAATCTATCCATAAGTTATCTGGGTATAAATTGTAGAATAACAGTGGATGATTATTGATTGTTTGGTACGGTTTAGGTTCAATAAATGAAATGGCTCGAGTAGTAGACAACATATGTAGTGAAGAAAACTTTCCGGATAAGTCTACTAGTCCTATTTTCAAGTTTTTAGTAACTAAGACTTCATTGCTTTTTTTCATTAATTTACCTTCTACTACTTGTTGAATATATAATCTTGCAGTACTCCCTATCAATATTGTAGGGTCTAAAAAAAGAATAAGGTTATTTCTAGATACCCTCATTAAATTATTTCTGGTCTCGGCTTTATCTATATCTACGTTTTCTTTTGGTATGACTTCTACTCTTATTCCTTGTTCTTTTATTGGAATGAGCATTTTTTTTGTTCTTACGAACTCGCTTTTTGAGCAAGCTACGAGAACTTCGTCTATTGCTCCTTCTGGAAGATAATTGTTCTTCAGAGCAGTAAGCCAAGAAATTGTCCCTCGAAGTAAATTGTGACATCCCCTTTCTCTATTTACAATAATATTAACGCTTATAGTATTAAACATTGTCTGTCCTCCAATTGTTTTGAATGTTGTATAGGATTTTTTTCTAAATAAGATTTTATTTTTGAAGTGGGCCATCCCTCAAATATTGATTTACCATATACTTTGTGCATAAGGTAAGGTATAACTTCATGGTTAAGTTCTATAGATAATGGCAATCTTTCATATTTTTTGGCTGCAACAGCAATATTGCCAGCTCCAGCAAATGGGTCTAGTACTATATCCCCTTCGTTAGTGAAATATTGAATAAGCTTATCACATAGTTCCGATGGGAGTTCTGTGGTATATTTTCTTACATTTCGTCTATATTTCTTTTTTATGTTCCACACACTGTATCTGTCAGCATATGATAATCTTTTATTTTCCTCACTTATTGGAGGATATCTACAGTCTCTATTAAAAATAGGTTTCTTGTTTGTTCTAAAAGTCAACCAGTGAATATGATAATGACCCGTTATTATTGAATTGTTTCTTACTCCAAATTGGTATTTCCATACTATATTTCCTTGATAGTTATAGATATCTTTTATCCATCTATTGTTGAAAGCTTTGAAAAAGATAGGTAGATTATTCCAGCTACTGAATATTATTATGTTAGCAGTAGATTTGCATACTCGTGCAGCACTAGATAGCAACGCATTCATATTTGAAAAATAATCTTCTTTGCTCCATTCAATATATCCTCCTATTACATTGTCATCTTTTCTATTGTACGAGCTTTGATTACTTTTTAATTCTATACCAAATGGCGGGTCGGTTATAAGGTGGTCAATAGATTCACAGTTTATTTTATCATACATTACATCATAGAAATTTCCATATATAATAGTCATATTACATCCTACATCCTTGGTACTTCTTCTTCTTTTGGTTGTCTAATAACTACATGAAGTTCTCCCACTCCACTATCTATGCATTGAAATTCTGTCTTACATCTTGGACACTTCAATCTGGTATTAAAATGAACGTTAGATTCAAGTATCTGACGTGATTCACAATAACAACAATAAATAGGTTGGGGAGGGTGTTGTGGTGTTTTACTCATTTTTGTTTCCTCCTATTGGTTTTACTGGTATTGGGATAACACTATAATCTACTACGAATGGGGGGGAATGGTCATAAAGATGATTAGCTGGAAAATAAAGATATACTTTCCAATGTTCGTACACTTCATTATCTATCCATACTTTCCACTGGGTTTTTTTAATTTCATACCATCTTTCTGCGTCGTAATAATGGGCGTCAAATACTGTTGGATGATTTGATATGAAAAAATATCCTTCTGGTACCTTCCCGTACGACGGAAGGTCTTCTAACCTTATAATATGTATAGCACGTTTCATTACTTCTGAATGAATAAAACTGGTAGGTTTCAGTGTCCATGTTTTGTATTTTATTGGTAATTCTTCGGTGGGGGTCATTATCTTTCTTACTATTTCTTCATCTACTTCTGTTAGATGTTGATTACCCCCTATAAGATACCCCCTATCCCATAGATAGTATTCTACTCCCTTTTCTTTTTCTTTTGCTGTTGAAAGTAATATTTTAAGGTCGGTTTTTTCTACCTCTATTCGTTTCATGGTGTAACGTGGGATTAAATATATTTAAACATTACGATTATATTTAGCTAAATTTAACAGACAGATTTAAGTAATCTTAAGTTGAAAAATAGGATATGAATGAAAAAGAGTATCCAGAACCATATGCTACTCACTTGGGTACAAGAATGAATCAGCAGTGGTTTGTTGACCAAGCGAGACCAAGAAACGAAGGAAAATTGGTTATTCTTCCAAAAAAGTATATACGATTTACTGAAGCTAGGAAAGATAATATATTAAAATATGAAGAAGCCATGGATACCGTTGGAATAGTTATGGCATGTTTAGACCTCAAAGCAAGTGTAACTGTAGCATACGGATATACTTTCGGATTTGACAATGACGAGGAGTTGGAGGACAGACATAAAGAGAAGTTAAAGTTCTTAAGGTTGTGGAGTAGATTTGTAAATCTTACAAGTCTTAAAGAAAAGATAGCTTTGTGTGTAGAAGGGTTGGGAGATGCTTTTGTAGAGAAAATTTATGATGAAAAAAGTTATGATGAAGGAGGATGGGGAATAAAGAAATTGAAACTCGTACATCCTCATACTGTTGAGATAGAGAGGGATAAATGGGGAAATCCTAAAACATATGTACAAGACGTTTCGAAGATTGAACATGTACAAGGTTCATATTTTGTTCCAAGAGCTGGTGTTACTAAAGGGAAGTCTAATAAAAGAGATAGAGATGAGTGGCTTATTAAGGTTCCAGCAGAGAATGTGGTTCACTTCAAAAGAAGAGATTATACTGGAGGAGCATATGGTAGGTCATTGATGAGACCTATTCGTACTTCTATTAATATTTTACTTGGTGCGGAAAGTGATACTGCTGATATTATCAGAACTATGGCAAGACCACTCACTGTATGGTATATGGGTGATGCTGATAATCCCATGCCTCGAAAACATATGGAAGGAATAGCAACTAGTATTTCTCAAGGATTATCTATGGGTTCTGACATAGCAGTAGACGGCAGAGTTAAGGCAGAAGTTATTTCTGGTGGAGATAAAGTTATGGATACTGATTGGTTTATGGAATATCAAATACGAGCTATTTCTACTACTTTAGGTGTTCCAGCTACTATACTTGGATTAGTTCCTTCTACTTCTGGGCAGACAGATGAAATTACAGAAGAGTATTTCAGAAGAAGAATAATGGTTCTACAAAACTATATAGGTGGAATGATTACTAATGAGGTTTTGCGAGATATCTTTTTGTTTCATCCTAATGACCTAAAAACAGCTAATGGAAGAAAGGCTGTTCATGAAATTACCCCAATACAATATGCTGAAGTACCCTTTATTAGATATAATGAAATTGAGAATATTCCTAATAGAAGATTAAGAGTTAGAGAAGAACTTATTGCTGGTACTCTTACTTTGCCAGAAGCTCGTAAAGAGTTTGGTAGGTCAGAATACTATGATGAAGATGAATTACATCCTCAACTCAGACAATTTCTTGCTCAAGCTGAGAATCTTAATAAGGCTACTGAGAACATGGACAGAGAGCTAGATATTCAAGAAAAAGGATTGGAAGTACAGAAAGAGACTGCTCAAATTAGTGCTGCTGCTGCTAAGACTAGAGCTACTAATACTAAAACACAATCTCATAAATCTGATAAAACAAAGCCTAAATAAAGTTGGTTTCGACAAAAATCGACCCCCTTCATTTTTTACATGGAAAAAGAGTTATAGTTGTATTTTGTAGTTTAGCCCTCTTAGGGTTAAACATATTTATATACTTCTAAGTCGTAAAATCTATTTATGGGGTACGACAATGACACTCGTACGTTGCAGCAATATCTTCCTTTATCATCTATAACCGATGATGAGGATATTGTTACCAAGTACGATATAAAAGGACTTCCAGTGAGAGGAGTAGCAGTATCTAATCAGACTAATAACTTCGGTATTCGCTGGGTAGACCAAGCCTTAACCAATTATGCTAAAAGTCTTAAGAGCAGAGAAATTGTTTTAAACCATCACTTTGATGACGTAACCAAAGTAGTAGGAATAATTAAGCATACAGTAAACAAACAAGGAATGCTTGAGTACATTGGAGATGTAGATAGAGAAGACCCGAGCAAGATTGCTCACAAGATAGAACAAGGATATGTAAAAAATACATCAGTAAGAGCTTATCTCAAGGATTTTAGATGCAGTATATGCGGAAAACAAGTCGGTGAATGTGTGCATATGATTAATCAAGAATACAAGGACGTTAAGTGTGAAGGACTGGTTTATGATGCTGAAGCTGTGCATCTTGGTATAGTAGTAGAAGGTGCAGACCCCAATGCCACGATTGGTGTGGCCCAGAGTGCATCAGAACTAAATGACCTTAATTCTAAGAGTTATATGGTTCTGGTTCAGTCAATAAATGATTCTATAAAAGAAAGAATCTTAGAACAACAGAAGAATAAAGAGAGGATAAATTTGAGTACGGAAGAAAACAAATCAGTTATCGAGTACGAAAAACAAATCGAAGAACTGAGAGCGTTCAAAGAGTCTGTTATTCCTACCCTCGAACAGATGAAACAAGCGGCTATAGAGAATGAGAAATACAAGAAGATGTTTGATAAGATAGAAGTTGAAAAGAAAACAGCTCTTATAGACCAAATCTGTGCAATAACGGGAGAGGAACCAAAAACCTATGCAGACAGAGACCTTACAGTTCTTGAGCAAGTCTACACTACGGTGAAAGTACTTGAGAAGAAAACCCCCTCGCCTTCAAATCAAGCAGATGCTGTTGTTAATCAAGGCCAATTCATCGCTGGAGACCCAAAGAAACTTAAGGCTGATGCCGAAAGAGAAATGGTAATCACTGGGATTGGACGAGTATTTAACTTAAGCTGGACGCAGAAGGTTAGGGATGAACATACCGAAAAAGACAGAAACGAAGTGGCTCGTGTACTAGCACAGTCAGCTTTTAAAGGAGTTGAGGATTAATGCCAAACTTTAGAAAACCTTTTAGAGGCGGATTAAGATTCGCACCAAAGAATGTTAAGATGGTAGCAGTAGCCAGTGGAAGTACCAATTGGGATGCTGGAACAATAGTTGTTCAGACTGGGGAAGTGCCTTCGACACAATACTATGGTGGACAATCTGGATATGACGAAAGACTTATGCCAGAAGGCGATATTCTTTCAGCAGCCGACGTTGCTTCAAGTGGAGTACTTTTAGGTAGCGGTGCTACAGATTATAAGATTTTAGGAATAGCAACCAGAAAGGCAATCCCTCAATGGAACGTATGGGGTAGCTCATTAAACATCTACGACTCACAGAGTGGTACTACAACTTTGGAAAATCAATATATTGGAACTTATGTAACAGACGAACCTATTTGGGTTTGTTATAGTGGTACAGCTCCTACAATGGGTGGATACGTTACACTTTCATCTGGAACAGATGGATACGTAGAAGCTTGTGGAGCAGTAGGAAGTGCAACTGGCCCAGACAGAGCATATGTGATAGGTCAAGTTATTGGTATTTCTAGCGGCTCATTAGGTCCAAACCTAACATCTGATACGAATATTCCAGTAGTCTTAGTCGACTTATCTAAGAAAAGAGGATGGTAAAAATGGTAGCAACAATTAATCAAAACTATTCAAGCTTTAGAACTGCAGAATACATCAAATTTGGTGATGACTATGTCAATGCACCAAAAAGTATGGAACAGTTACATACATTGCTTAACCAATACATTAGCAGAGAAGATATGATACTTTTCATTGGTGAAGCTATTAATCGTCAAGCTTGGGAAGAATATATTCCAGACCTTATCGCTGTGGGACTTGTTGACACCATAAACGTCAATGCTCCAGTAGTTTCTTATACTTTCGAAATTGGATTTGATGCAGAACCTCTAACTGAGGGAGCAGAAATTCCAATCGCTAAATCTAGCTATGGAAAGGTAAGAACTGAAATCACCAAATTTGGTATTGGTATAGTTATAACTAATGAGACGATTGAAGATGTTCAATCATTTGATGTAACATCTCGTCAAATTCGTTTAGCTTTAGACGCTTGTCGTAGATATGAGGACCAACTAATCATGAAAACTTTGATTAGTGGACCTTCTGATGGAACTACTGACTGGAAAACTGGTCAAAAAGTTTCTAATCATATACTCGACGCCACTGATACAGATTGGACTGCTAGTGGAACATTAGACTGGGAAAAGATACAAGTCATGCTTTCTATTGGTAGAGCAGAAGATATTCCTTACGAGACGATGGTAGTACATCCATATGTATTTACCTATCTGATGATGATGGACGAATTCAAGTCATCAAACGTATGGCAAATACTTCCTCCAGACCAACAAGCAACCATGAGGCGTGGTGGACTATATCCAATTGCTGGTATTGATATTGTAGTTACTCCTTGGATGGATACAGACAAAGCTCTGTTCTTAAACAAGGGTAAGTATGCTGTTAGATTTATGAGACGACCATTGTCAGTTGACAGAGAGAGTCTTATTTCACATGACAGTATTGCTATCTACATGACATCCAGAATGGGTGTCGGTATTGTCAATCCAGATGCTGCGGCAAGATTGGATAACTTATCATATGTCAACCCAGCCGATTACACTGGATAAAAGTAAAACTTTTCTTTTTTTTTCTTTTTTTTATATTAGAAAACCTTTTAATTAAGACAGACTGTTGTGATAATGAGGAATAATTATGGGGTTTGAGAGTGATTTATTAAAAAATAAGTATAAATCAAAGAAATATAAAACAGATAAAGAGGTAGAAGAGTTTTTTGCTCAGATGACTAAGAAAGATAAATATGCTGCTGAAATCATGAAAATGAGTAGGAAGATTTCAAGAATATGTGAACGTGTTAGAGAGATAGAAGAAATTCTGAAAGGTATTTCAATAATTACAGCCAGTGATAATACGGTTGATTTTTATGATGGCTACGTAAAAAGGCATTCTGTGATAGATTGTGACCATAGCTGGGTTTTAAAACATACTAATACGGGTTATTCTACTTGGCAATGTACAAAATGTGGACTTTGGGATACCAGAAACATTTAATGAAGAATGTTTATTGGGAATAATATTTTCATTTCATCTCTTTTTTGTATATTTTTTGTTGCCGTCAAATATTTCTGTGTTTGGCAGTTTTGGTAAGTTTAATCTATCTTTTATATGATTAAATATAAATTGTGGATAATTTACTAATGCTTCGTATGATATTACCGTTACTGGTATTTTTATTTTTGATAATTGTTCAAATATTATTTTTAGGGATTTTTGAAATAGTTTTTCTCTGTCTCTATCTTTTATTTCTGCTGGGAAAGGTAATATTTTATCGCTTTTATGTTGTGATATTATAACAAAGTTAGTATCTCTTATTGTTAATACAATGTCTGATATAGGATATCCTATTGTATTCATGCTGTAAATTAGTCTATTTATGCTTGGATATAATCCATTATGAGGATAACTTCTCCTTATTACTACTGTCTCTATTTCATCTGGTATAAGGTACTTCCCTATTAGTGCCATATTTACTCTTTGTTCATGATTACTATCTCCCCATACTCCACCATCAATAATCATTTTTGTTACTATTCTTGTTCCAGTTCGTTCTATACCTAAAACAAGTATACTTCTTTTCATATATCACGGTTATCTTTATCATTTTTAAATATTTTGACAATTATTTTTTGAACCGACAGCTTTTTTTACTCCTAAACGGCAAGTAATGTAATGAGCTTCATAACGTCTGGTTCAAATAGCCATGTAACAAATGTTAGGAACATGCTAACGTCGGTTGGAATAATCCAGACGTTAACAACAGAAAATGAAAGAGCACATGTTTATTCTGGAACCTCTCAACATTACATATTTGCTAGAAATACCCCGGTGAAAGCTGTTGCTGGGATATGGTTGGAAAATGACCCGTGGCACTCTGGTACTAATCTTTATAATGCTAACAGTGGTTCATATTACAATGCTATGGAAGGAGAAGTATATTTAGCGTCTGGAGCAAGTGTTTCAAGCGGAGATAAGGTTTGGGCAACGTATGCTCACTGGAACGGGTTAACGGATAACAATCTTAACATCATTATAGACCAAAGAAAGGTCTGGTTAAATGCTGAGTTTCATGGTGATAAATCTACTGAGTATTGGGATTATGATATAACTTCTGACAATACTACTGAACAGCTAGCAATTTTTACGGTGTATGTTTTTGCAGTGAGAGATGCTATAGTTCAAATGAATAATAGTAATGCTGTTCAAGGAGGGTTCAGTTACAATGTAGGTGGACTTAGTGTACAAACCAAGTTATGGGGAGAAGGTATGTCAATGGAAGCTCTCTTCAAGGAATATGAACGTGTTTGTAATCAAATGATTAATACACTAAAACTGGTTTACGATGGTGCTCCTTGCATAATAGTTAATAGAAGTGCCTATTCATTGCCGTATCAAGAAAGAGTATTTCCAGCTAATAAAAGTGAGAGAATTATTGACTTAGGAGAAGCAATGGTTTATGCTTATGGAGATAGAGTAATTATATTCAATAGTTAGAGGTGAAAAAATGGATTGTCCAGTATGTGGTGGAGAAACAGAACGAGTAAAAACTAAGGAACACATTCATTTAGGGTCTACAGATTATTATTATACAATAAAGTGTGTAGAGTGTAATTGGTGTATTTCAGTTATGAACAGTGACGTTAGAATAGATGATTATACAATTATTGACCAAGAGTATGATTTTCTAGCTGGAACGGGGAGTACTTGTTTAGAAACATCATATTTAGAAACAACGTATGGTGAGAACAAAAATAAGGGTGAGTAGGAATGTCTCAACATAGACAATTGAAAATAGGAAGTCCACATACTCCTATAATAGATGAAAGAGAATTTACTATTATTTTATCGCAATTCCCTTCTTGGGCTAGATTGTTAGCTAAGAAGGATTCTGTTCGTTGTTCTTGTTGGGATGCAATTACAGAGAATAGAGACCCTTATTGTAGTATTTGTAATGATGGGTGGATTTATGGTAATGCCGATGACCGTCCTATTCAATGCATTATGGAGGCTTTTCCTCCTCACGGTAGAAGTGGTAACGCAGATTTTGTTTCTGAGGCTGGTAGGCTTCAGAGGTATGATTATCTTATGTACACTTATGGTTATGAGTGGGGAAAGATAGTTGTAGGAGATACTATTATCTGGCCTATTGACGCTCCTCAACAACAAATAGAATTTGATGTGGCAAATGTTGTACCTTATTTTGGTACTAGTAATAGAGTTATTTATATTGCTTGTATGTTGTGGAAGAAAGATATTTCTCAAAACATAACGTACCCGTCGACACCGCAATTATAAAATTATTAGAAACATTTAAATGTTGTAAGAATAATAGTCTATACATGACAAATAATGTCGATGTTCAAACTAACATACAAATAGGGGACAAAACACCAGTAGCTATTTTTGGTTCTGATAGTCCCTATTATCCTACGGGTTTTGCGAACCAGTGTGGACACATTGCTGCTTTAGCAGCTGAAAAAATGAAGTGGGATGTACATTATCTAGGTTGGCAAACCAGAGGAAATCCAGATATCAAAGGGTTCCCTTTTAAGATACACGGAATTAAGGGAAGAGCTCCTTTTGGAAAGGACAGCTATGACCCATTATTTCAGATGACTAATCCAGACGTGGTTTTTACTCAAGGAGATGCCCATATGGTAGACCAGTTAGGTAGTATGCCAAGACCATTTTGGATATGGTATTTGCCGATTGATGGGCATCCAATCAATCAGATAATTGGGGGAACATTACCGAAAGCAGATGTAAGAGTATGCATGTCTAAGTATGGCAGAGAATTAGTCCAGTTACAGTTAAAGCTTCATTCTGAATATATTCCTCATGGTTTAGATACTAAAAAGTTCAGTCCCGCTAACATGATAGAATGCAGAAAGGCGTTCTTTGAAATGTACGGATTAAGAACTCGTCAGTGCGATTTGGAAGACGCATTCATTTTTGGTTCAGTGGCTAGATTAAATCTAAGAAAACATCATATTAGGTTGTTAACAGCATTTAGAAAATTTCTTGATACTGGGCCAACTCAGCAAGAGATTGATGAAAAAAGAAAACGTTGTTATCTTTATCTTCATCTTGACCCTAAAGACCCTTTGTTTATGCCAGACCATAATCATGACTATCTATTTCTTGAATGGATTGATGCATTAAAATTAAATGACAATGTTATAATTACTCCTCCGAGGAAGATTGAAGGTACTGCTTATGATTTCATTGAAGGTATTCCATCTCATGACCTTGTTCTTTTGTATAATTCTTTCAATGTTCATGTTTTGAGTACTGGAGGAGAAGGTTTTGGAATACCCATTATTGAGGCTATGAGTTGTGGTAAACCTAATCTTATTACAGATTATACTACAACAAGAGAGTTAATAGCTACTGATAATGATGGGAAGATGTTAGAAATCGACCAGATGAGAGGTATGCCAATTCTTCCATCAAGGTTATATCTGGAACATTCTGGAGTACACAAGGCATGGGTTGATGTTGACGCTTTTGCTTTGGGTATGGAAGCTTATTACAAAAATCAAGAGCTGATAGATAAACAAAGTAAATCTTGTAGAGAATGGGCAGTCAAAAACTTTGACTGGAAAGTGGTAGATAAAATGTGGATAGAAGTACTTGAAAAAGTAAATAACAGAGTGGGGTTAATATAATGACAGCAGACGTTAAAATAGAAACGACAGTATTTGCTCCAAGTGGATATTCTTTTGTAGCTAGAAAACTACTATTAGGAATGAATGAACTTGGATTGGACATTCATTTGGTAGATAATCACGTAGATAAAATGCGTTTAAATTTACCAGAAAAAGAAGCAGAAATTTTTACTTCAATGATGAAGAATACTTCTACTCTTCAAGTTCCGCTTCTAAGATACGGTACTCCAGTAATTTGGAATACACCACCAGACCATACAAGGAACTTGATAAAGTTTGTGTGGGAAAATGATAGGCTTCCGCCTCTATGGAGAGAGTTAATAAGCGTTTATGATGAATATGTAACTGTTAATAAATTTGTGAAAAATATGATTAAAGATTCTATAGGGAATGTTCCTAAACCAATTCACATAGTTAATCACGGAGTAGATACCAAGACGTTTTATCCAGATGAACCTATGATTAAAAAGGATGACCAAAATAGATTTGTCTTTCTTTCTTTAGGTCAATGGATAATGCGGAAAGGATTTCATGAACTGTTGAAATCTTATCTTAGTGAATTTACTGGTGATGACAAAGTAAACTTAATCATTAAAACCTATGGAAAAGATAATACTTTTGCTACTATGGTTAATATTCAAAACAGCGTTAAAAGACTAAGTTATGACATGGGATTAAAAAATCCTCCTCATATTTTAGTTATTGGACAAATGTTCAATGAAGAAGGATTAAGAAAGCTTTACAACAGTGCAGACTGTTTCATTTTACCAAGTAAAGGGGAAAGTTGGTGTCTCCCATATATGCAAAGTATGGCATGTTTTCCATATAATACTTTGGTTGATATACCAAGTGGCATAGAAGATGTACATGTAAGACATTATGATGGTAAAATGATTAGGATTGAAACAGAGAGTTCAATACTTGAATGTACTCCAGAACACCCCATTTTCACAGTTAATGGATGGAAGATGGCAAAAGACATATTAATAGGTGATGAGTTATATGAATTATATGAGATGGACAAAAGAAGAATTGGAAGTTTTGAAAGAAAATTGGGAGACCCATACAGCTTATCAAATTTCAAAGATGTTAAAGAGACGTTCAGAAGCTTCAATAAGAATGAAAGTAAGAGAAATGAAATTAAAGAAAACAAAAATTGGAAGAATGAAGATGATGAATATAAACATTCCAGAGGAGATGATTTCATATCTGGCTGGGTTTATAGACGCAGATGGAACAATAACATTTCGACTTCATCGAAAGGGTCGAGCAGAAGAGAGATTGATAGGCACTTTAATTCCTCAAATACGCATATGCAACAAGTGTATAGAAATACACAATTGGTTGAAACAGAATTTTCCAGAAAGTTACTTGGATATAAAAAGGAGACAACAAAAATCGGAATTTTATACAACAATTTTGCAAGGAATGAAAATATTACCTTTGCTAGAAAAATTGCACCCTTATCTTATCTTGAAGAAGAAACAATGTGGAATATTGATTTCGTTTATAAACAGACGAATAAAAAGACAAGAAACATTTATGAACAAATACACAAAAGAAGACTGGAAAGCCTTCATAGAGATGAGAAAATTAAATCAAAGAGTAAAATTCTCTCAAAGTCAATATACAACTTTAGCGGAAAAGTATATAACATAGCCACTAGTAGTGGAATATATTTTGCCAATGGTATTTTAGTTCATAATTGTGGGATTCCTTGTATTGCACAAGAATATGGAGGTCATTTGACTTATATGAACAAGAAAAACTCGTTCTTGGTTAAACCAGAAACTATGGAAATTAGCAATGGAGCTGGATGGTATGCTCCAACTAATGCTTTGAAATGGGCAGTTCCTTCTATAGATAATCTTCGTAAAACAATGAGGTATGCTTATGAACATCCATCTGAATGTTCCAGATTAGGAACACAAGCTAGGAAAGATGTTAAACGGTTTACTTGGAAAAGGTCTGCTAAGAAGCTTTACGAAGTTCTTGTAGGAGGTGATATATAATGGTGAAGTTAAAAATTGTGTCAGATAACGGTCATAAACATTTTACAAAAGTCTTTTTTGACGACCAATTAATTGGTTGGGTAAGAGATTTGAATTTTAAGACTGATTCTGATGGGTATATTAGAATGATAGTTACGGCTATTGTAGATAATCTTGAAATTGAACTTGAAGTTAAAAAAGGAAATGTAACTTGTAAGGAAGTGTTTAAGAAATGAAACACAATGAGAAGTGGGATAATCCTATTATTCATCTTTGCCCTAACTACTTTATAACTTACTTTAAACAGAATGGTGTAAAAATACCAGATGAAGAGAGTTTTGTTAAAGAGTTACTTAGTAGATGTAGTATTGCAACGTGGGAAATATGTAGAGATATAATACAGAGACAATATAAAATCAGCTCAGACAAAATTATTAGAAAGACCACAGTAGAAACAGAAGAAAATATTGATAGAGTTAATAGATTAATATCTAAGATTACTAATCCTAGTGAGAAATGGGAACATAAAAAATATCAAAGTCTAAAAGATAAATCTCGGAAGGAGTAAAAACCTTTATCTATTCCCTTTTTTTATTATTCTTAATGGATATTAAGATTAAGTTATCTTTTACTAAGCAGTCAAAAGATTTTCTAAAACGAAAAATGGATGTGACTGCACATTTCATAGGAAAGGGATTAGCTAATACTATGAAAGGGGTATTGGAAGAGGCTTATTCTAAATATGGTTTTGAACAGCGAGCTTTGGACACGGAAAGAAAATATCTTTCTCAAGGATATGATTATGACCCAGATGCTATGAAAAAAACTGGAGAAAGTATTCAGTCTCTTAAAGATACTGCTGCTGGCAAACAGTCTAATATGTCAGAGAACCTTTCTACTTCACATATAAGTGATGAGTTGAAAGGAGAAATAATAGGTCATTTGAGGTTTACTGGTAGATGGGTTAACTATTGGAATGACCATCCTTCTTATTATAGACCAGTAAGAGTAGCCGTCATTGATGAGATTATATCTAATGGAAGAGAAATGGTAGAGGAATCTATTTGTAGAGCGTTTGAGGCGAAGAGACCAAGAGGTTATTAGAAATGAGTTATGATAGTTATAGTGGTTCAGTATTGGTTCAATATCAAGGGAGAGCATTTTCTCCTATGGATAGTATAAAAGCACATCTGATTAATTTTCTTTCTGGTACTGCTGAGACAGTATATCTTCAGTCTGGTTCTACTGGGGCTACTATAAAATTTGTTGGAGACTTTCCTACCAAAGAAAATATTCAACTACCTACTTGTGTAGTAACTATAGTATCTGAATCAAGTAGGTATTATCACGGAGCAATGCTTTTTAATATTCCCGCAGCCAGTGGAAGTAGTGGAACAGTTGTTTATGGAAAAACTTGTGATTATGTTATAAGATTTGATGTATGGGGTCATCATGGATGGGAAAGAGATGTTGTAGCTGGACAAGTGGAAAATTGGCTAGAATGGGGGAATACTCCAGAAAGTAACGCTTTGTATAATGTCGGAATAAGAAATCTTAAAGTTATACGTTCTGAAATAATGGGTTTCGACCAGACAGACAGAATAATCAAGGAAGTAGACCATAAGGCTATGGTTAGTGAAGAGTACAGAAGAGCCATATGGACGACTGTAACTGCTGATGTATATTTCAAGCCACCTACTGGAGAAAAAGATTACAGTACATGGGTTGAAGAGATTATTCAAAGGTCATATATCTCTTCTGGTACAACGGCATCTTATGACATCCTTAATTCCTCTGGGAGTTTAAGTGAGTAAAAGATTTAAATACTCTTCATTCGAGAGGTAATTATGTCAACACATAAACTCGCTGGTATATTCATTACAGAAACCACGAGAGGTATAGCTCCTACTCCTTCTACAACTACTGGAGCAGTAGCAGTTATTGGACATATGCAAAGTGGCTCAAGTGGTTATAATATCAATGATGCCGAAAAATGGAGTGCTTCTAATGAAGGTGAGGTATTCGTTTGGAATAACCTTATTGACGCTGTACAAAAATGCGGGTTAGCTCTTTCTGGTTCTTGGGATGCTGGAACTTATAGTCAAACTACTTTTGGTACTGGAGCCTATGATAATGAAACTAATCTTATCAGAGCCGTAGAATTGGCCTTTCTTGGTGGAGCGTCCAAAGTTTATGCTTGTGTACTCTCTGGAACTGGTACGTATGGTACTAGTGCTGATACGGGAACAACTCAAGCTCTTGCAAAACTTAGAGAGTTTGATGATATTTATTATGTTGTAATAGCTGGTAAACCTCCTATTTCTGCTGTAACTACGGAGATGGAAACTGCTTCCAGTGTGAATAATGGAAAAGAAAGAATCTATATTACTGGAGTTAGTTATCAAGAAGTGTTCAGTGGAACTACTTATGATTTAAGTAGCTATGCTGGAGCAAAATCAGATTATGGAAGAACAATCACATTAGTAGGTAATACTGTTCATAAGTTTGGAAACGTTGTTTATGATGTTTCTGATACCCATCTGGCTGCTCTTTCTCTTGCTTCTGGGAGTGTGGAAATTGGTGGTAACTGGTTAGCTGCTTGGTTAGCTGGTAGACGTGCTGCTATGCAACCACATGTTCCTTTGAAATCTTTAGGATTTACCCCCGTATGGAGTGGTAGTACTACTAAAGCAGTACTCAAAAAGGCTGATATGGAAAGTATGAGCGATGACCATGTTCTATTTCCACGAAGGTGGAGTACTGGTGCATCTGTCTCTTATATGTTTGATAAAGGATGGACATTTTCTGCTGCTGGTTCAGACTTCTCTTATTTGACTACTCGTGAAATAGCAGACACAGCAGCCAAGAGAACAAGAAATACACTCTTACCATTCTTGTTTTCAAATAATACTTCATTAGGTCGGTCAACAGCAAAGTCAAGAGTGGAAAGCACTCTTAGGCAAATGGTATCTCAAGGGATGATTAAAGAATTTGCCGTGAATGTTTTTGCTTCATCTACCGATGAAGTGAATCATATCATGAGATGTGATTTAACTATAGTTCCAGTCTTTGAAGTGACTGAGATAAATGTGAACTTAGTTGTTTCAGCAACAATATGAGGTGAATGAAAATGCCAGAATACAAATCTGACCATAGCGTTGATATCGTGTTAAAAGTATCTGGGGAAACTCAGATAAGTGACCAAAGCCTACCAGCATTTGTTGATAGCTCTGGACAACAGACGAATTCCCAAGTCATTGGTAGAATAGACTATATTCGATGGGAGGATAGAAATGATATGTCAATTCTTCATGGATATGGTACTAATGTGCCTATTGAACAGAGACAAGCAAACTTTCTTGGAACTTTTAGAGTAAGAATAAAACATATCAATTATGAGTTGTTTAAGTATGCTCTCGGAGTAATAGTTAATGAAGCTGATGGGGAGACAGAATTGTTTCATGATGCGATTGAAGGAGTAGACCCAGCCACATTTTTGTGGAATGATAATACTTCAGAAGGCAAACACATGGTTCCGTATACTTTTCAAATTGAAGTTATTAATTTGCGAAAGAATAAGAAACATGTGCTTTACAATGTTGCATTCTTTAGACGAGCTTTTGATGGAGCCCAAGGGAATTTCCAAAATGCTGAAATCGAAGGAAACTATCGTTATGCTCGATACGACCTCAACGTGGGAACGTAAAAAACAAACCAAAACATTATTTACCCCCTTTTTTTATATATTCTTTAGAGTACAATGTCAGACTATGTTTTATCATATAGAGCAGTTCATTCTCATGATGTAGTTATTCGTTTGGACATTCCCAGTTTGGCTATTATTGATTTGCCAATTGGTACTGCTCAGAAGATTAGAACAGAAATAGTAACTGAAGGAGAGCCTTATTGGCCAATAGGAGGACCAATAAATAGTCAGTTAGGAACAATATATTCAAGTTCAATCTTGGCTACTGATTTTTTCAGACATAGGACATCTATTAAGGGTTCAATTACTAAGGCAGTAATGTCAAGAAAAGGAGAAATAGCAGCCATAGGAATGTCATTGCTTCTTTCTCCAGCAGACTATAAAAACAAACTGGCTAATTCTGGGGAACCTTTTCTTCCTCCCAATGATGCTGAGATAAAATTTGATGTTGCCTATGCTGGGAGAAGATTAGTGTATAGTGGAATTGTTGGTATAACAAGTGTGTTAGATAGTCAGCAAGGACAGTATGCTTTTGAAACAATAGATTTTTGGGCAAGAAGTATGACAGACAAAAGCATTATATAATTAGAGATGTAACAAATTAAGTGATGAACGAACAAAACTTTAAAGACAAATTGGATGATTTGGCTGGAGAGTTAGGTACAAATCTCGTAGATGATGACCTTAACGCAGCTATAGAGGCTTTAAGCAAAGATTTGATTTCCACTTTAACTATTACTTATGAAGAGTTAAATACTAAATTTGTTTTCAAAGTCAAACCTATGGATTTGGCTACTCAGATTAAATTAGAAACTATTGAGTTTCCAACACGGGGAGAACGAAATAGATTTGTTGTTCACCAGTGTGTAGTAGAACCTAAATTAAATTTCGATACTATTTCCAAGATGCCTAAAGGGATGGTAGACAGTATTACAGTATTTGCTAATTCATTAGCTTTTTCTCACCAGACGAGAGTGCAATTATCAAGTTTGCCCGAAGCCCTCTCGGAAAATACGTCTGGAAAATCTGTCGGGCAATCGGAAAATCCCCCAAAGAAGTCTTGAATATGTCTTTAAATGAAATGGTATTTGTATCTGAGTTTATTAGATTACCAAAGTCATCAAAATCAGAACAAGAAGAAGAGGATAACTGGTCATGGCAGACATGAACTTAACCCTAACTGTTGATGCTGAGATAAATAATCCAGATGAATTAAGGGCAGAAATTGCTAAGTTGTTTCCTTTAAGAGAGGAAATGGGGGAGATTCAACCAGATATTAAATATTTTGAGAATCTTATTACTGTACATACTACTGAGATAACAGAAGAGATTAGAGCCATGAAATATAGCATGGATAAAGTTCTTCCTCTTCTTACCCCAATAAGTGGTAGACAGTCATTAGAACATGCTCTTCAGACCCAGCTTAACAGAGCTAAACAACTTCTTGGGGAGGAAGGAGCTGAGGAAACTATTGAGAGCAGATTAGGAGACGTTATTCCAGAAGGAGTAGACCCTATGGAGTTTGTTCAGACTATCATTAATAACATTGAAGATATGGCTGCCAATCTTGGTGCTGGTAGGTCTCGTTATTCTAAAGAAATAGCTATTAAAGATAGTATTGAGAATTTATTAGCAGTTCTAGAGAATCGTGTTCTCGATGAACGAGAAGGAAGAATTAAAACAGAACCTAAAGCTATCTGGAGTCGTCTTTTAGATATGTTTCATGGAATGATGAAAGAAGCTGATATGAGCAAAATAATTGGAGATATACTTAAGGGTAGTTTGCCAGAAGATGTATTGAGTACTTTTGCTTTAGAAGCAAGTGTTGCTCAGATGGGTAAAAAAGGAAGACAAGATATTTTCTTTGAGTATCAGCGTGAAGGAGCAATGTTTAGAGGAGCCGAGTTAAAAGTTGGTCCCGACATTGTAGGTAGTAATATTGAGTATGCTGCTCAGATGCAAAAAGTTGGTGCCAGAACTTCAGATGAAATAATGGCTGCTGTAGATTATATTCAAAAAAATCTTGAAAGAGAAAACTTAGAAGACGTGGTATCAGAAGCTTTATCAAATATGTGGAAAAGTGATAAAGAAATATTAACTCTTTTATCAGTAGGAGCAAAAGAAGGAGAAGGAGAAATATTAACTCTTCCTAAATACGTTGAAAGATTTATGGAAATTGGTTCTTCGTCAGCAATTGTTGGTATGATAGAAGAAATAATAAGCAGAGAAAAAGAATTTGGTGATAAATATCAAAGGTTGTTAGAAATAACAGAGGATATAGATATTCACGTGAAAAAGGGAAAAGGTGTAGAAAAAGATATCTATGCTACTGTAGGAGAAAAAGAACAGAAGCTGATGACTGCTGAAGTAGTTTTCTATGACATGCTTATGGGATTTTTAGGAGATGTTTATACTAAATCTTTATCTCAAGAAGCTAAGAAGGGTGTTTATGAAATATTTGGAGAAGGTCAAAGAGAAGAACTCATTGAAAAAATTAAGAATCTCAGAGACGTGTTTACTGAAGTAGAGAAAGGTGAAGAATATAGTACAGAAGATAAAATAGAAATAGTTACCAGAAAAATAGATGAACTTCACGATAAAATAGGTAAGATATCTCCAACTGTTAGTAGTCTTTATGAAATTTTACAATTATTGAAAAATAGTAGCGAAGAAGCTTTAGACGAATTAGTCAAAGCGATTAATAAAATGAATAAAACGATGTGATAATAATGAGTACAGAGGTAATAAGAAAAGTAAGAACAGATACTGACTACTTAACTGGCAAGGCTTTTGAATATGATAAAAGAAAGAAGTTCTTGCTTTATCTCTTTCCACTGTGGTTAGTAGATGTTAACGCAGATGTATGGGTTGGTACTTATGAGAAGAGAAAGAACGGCTAAGTCCACTTGGTAGACACGGTTCATTGTGGCAAAGATTTGGTACTAAAAGTCCTATGTTTAAGGTTTCTGGGAAAATGAATTTTGAAAACATCATTAGAAAATCTATTCCCTATCTTAGGATATTAGGTACTAAAGGTTCCAGAATGAACGAGGACCAGTGGTATGACCCTCGTGTCATTAAATTTATGCTAGAATATATATGGCAAGCTGATGCGCCTTTGCTTATGTCTTGTGACCTTGACATGTCTATTGTTATCTTGGATAAAATGGAATGGAGACAAATAGGTCAAGAACAATTAGCTTATCATTATACTCTTGAGTTAGTAGAAGTAAGACCTATTCCAATAATGGTCAAAGGACCATTAACATTGTTTATGCCAGAAGTAGGATTGAAATAAGATGAGTTTAGCACCATTTGTAGCAAGAGATACTGAAGAAGTTATAGCAGTAGTAGAAATATGGAGACAGAATTATAATGAAAGAACTGAGAAAACAGAATATGTTCCTATCATGAAAATTCAGCCATATTACAAATGGTGGATTTCAGAAGAGGGTTTGAAGTCTTATGAAGAAGCAACTAATTGGTACCAAAAAACCAAAAAGGTTGCTAGCAAAATTGATATCAGTTCTAGTTTGTTAACTGGTACCAAAACTTTATCTGGTGGAGTTAAAGGATTACTTCTTGATACCTCTAACAAAGCAGCCATTGATGTATTGGGAGTACAAGTAGATACTACCAGCAAATTTGGTAATAGAACAGAGATAGCTTTTGCTGACCAAGAAGGGTTAATTTATCGTACCTTACGAACTAATGATATTATATTTATTTGGTTAATAGATATGAAAGACACTAACTGGGTAGCCTCGTTAGGAGGAGCAGTAGGAACACCCATGTTAGATAAGGCTATGATAGCTTTATATTACGAGAAGAGTTCAGATTTCAAGTTAGACTGGAAAAAAGATTGGAAAAAGAGTGATTTACTTCAGATAAGAAACGACCCTTTGTCTATGCTTCAGAAAGGGAAGATAGGAAAGGTTCTTGAAGCTTCCAATAAACTTAAGGGCAAAGATATTAACCGACCAAAATTTCCTAACTTTGCTGGGTTTCTTACTGTTAAGAGAAGACACGTAGCACGTAGTGGACAATTCAGAGCTATGTGTCAAGACCCTATCAGATATTTTCAACATTACAAATTTAATTTTGGAGAGGAAAATGTTAGTTATCTTAATACCCCATTTAACAATTTAGTACTAGACCCATTGTTCAGAGATTATTATAATAATGCAAGAGGTCTTAATTTAGTTAAGATGTCCAATGTGGGGTATATGAGTGGAATACTTCCAAGAGAGAGGTACAAGATAGAGTATTTGAAGATAGATATTATGGAATTTTTTAATGCCATGTTTGATTTATCTATTGCATCTAGTACTGGTCAGAAGATGACTTATTTTAATACTGAGGATTGGAAAAAAAATAGAACTGCACTTTATCAGATTATTGTAGACAAGTTCATTAAAAACAAGATATTGGATTGTCCTAAAGGAGATACAAATGATAAATGGATTTATATCAAATACTTTTTAGACCCTACTACTTCTCAAGTTATTTCAGCTAAGTTTGCTGAAGATGAAAAATGGGATAAAAAAGTAGGTAGCAATATTGTAGATGATTATTTTGTTTCTAATATGGCTACTAGAAACATGGTCGAAGCTATGGAAACTATTCATGGGCAGATAAATACCAGTGGAATAATGGTGCAAAGAGACCCCAGTGATATACATACTAGTCTTGATGGAGGAGTTCCTTCGATATTTGATATCTTTGAAACTTTCTTACACCGTTTAGCTGTAGAGCAATATCAAACAAAGTACAATGTTAGAAGAGCATTATGGTCTAAATCTTATTCTTATATTAGTAAGAGTGCTTTTGTTTCATTATTTCATTACCGATTTTGTGGGAGAGATTTAGAAACTTTGGAAGTAGTATCTTCTCAAGATGACATGGATACTTCTTTACGGGCTAGATTTAATTTTCATAAGAACGATATTGATGAATATGATATCTGGGAAGTTAATACTCAGACGACCAGTAATGAAGGTAAATTCGATGGTAGTAATTATAGTGCAAAGATTTCTTTTCCTTACAAAAGTTCATCTAATAACAGTACCAAGATAATTAATCTTGGAGAAGGTGAAATGCAACCTATTAGAACATTTAAGACCAATGCTGTTACCGCTGGTACTTCTATTGTAAACGATGGGTCGGCTACTGGTTATGATGAATTAGAAAAAGAGATAGAAGCCGTAAAGACACATCTTGAAACTTTAGAAAGCACTGAGCGAGGAAAGGTTTTTAAGATGGATAAAACTGAAATAGTTTTTAGTAAACCTAATGAAATATTTGGTGAAATTGTAGGAGATGTTGATAGAGATAAAATTATTGGAGAGTTTAATACTAACAGTGGATTGTTAAGTTTGAAGCGAAAAACTACTGTCAAAGACTTTATTGATTTTGCAGAAAGTTTTATGGATGAAGTAAATAATATTACTCGTACTATTGCTCAATATTATAAGGGATGGGTTAATGGGGACACCAGTTTGGTTACGGACGTTTTAGCAGAAGAAATTATTAAGTTTATGAATGTTAAATGGGAAACATATCCAGACCGAATAATTAAAACTGCGTATAATTTGTTTTCGGATATATCCTTTTTTACTGGAGAAACGTTGGACTTAAGAGATTTCATTAAGAAGATTGCTAAATATACTTACACTTCTTTTAGGAGTGATTGGCTTCAAAGAGATGATATTAATAACAGTTATAGAACTATTCTTACTAAAGGTATGGTATGGTTAAAGAGGTCATTTGTTCAATATGTAGTTTTAATTATTCGTACTGGGTTATATTCTATCTTGAAATTTATCTACGGGCTAACTTCTTTCAGCGGGAAAAATGGTTCCCTATACATGTCTGCTAAGCCATTGGTAGATATAGGAGACGAGATTATCCTCTGGAGAGAAGGGGGAGATGGTATAGTAAGACAAACCTTAGATAGAAAATACTATGATAGTAAGGTTGGTACTGTTTATAAGACTGCAAGTAGACTTACTAAGGCTGTTCTGGGGCAAACTACCATAGACAGTTTATTTAGAGGGGGAGCTGAAGGCAAGGTTTTCTATGAAGATTATTTAGATAAAAGCGGAGGAGATTTTGTTTGGTATGTTTGGAAACACGTTATCTATGTAGGTAACTTTGGGGTTACCAGTGGATTTACTTCCAAAATTTATATTACTGATGAACCTCTTAATTTTGGTACGCAATTTCTTGATGATAGCATAATGACCAGACAGTTTGCTAATATGTTGTTTGAAACTGGATTAGGAGGCCAATACCCTCAAGAAATAAGAAGAATATTAGGTGTTTAGAATGGATGAAAGTTGGAAAATATATATGGGAAAAATCAATCAGACTAATCCCAATTTTAATAGCTACATGATAGAAATTAATGCCACTGAAGAAGAAATAGAAAGAATAGGTTCAAGATTATTTGTTGGTGTTCCTATCAGTTCTTATTCTGACAAAGATAAAGGAAGCGGATTTATTCCCACTTATAAAGTAGGGGATTTAGTAATGTTTATGGCTTCTTTTGTTTTTAAAGATGATAAATTAAGACTTCTAGATAATAGTGCCTTTATTATAGGTGCAGTTACTCAACGAGGTCGCCCAGTTCATTTTGATGACCAACTTTCTATAAGTTCTGGGAAAGGAGCAAGAATAGTCTTGGAAGACCAGTATCCTACTTCTGAAACAGAAGGAGATATAACTCTTTCTGGTAGAAGAATGGGTATTCTTTCTGGGGATGATTATTTACAATGGGGGAAACAGCTTAATTATGACCAGATAGGTTTAGATGAAGATGTCTATAGTGAAAGTCAAATTAAACCCTCTGTTCCAGATGCGGGTTTATTCTTAAGTAGAGATACGGGAGAAAAGGTTTGGTTAAATAGTGGTTCTATAGTTATGGCAGCTTATGGTTTCAATATTATTTGTAGCGGTTCATTGAGTGGAGGAGATGTTTCTAATCCTCAATGGGATATAGATGTTGCTGATAGTGGAACAATATCTATTGTAGATAATAATGGTAATAACATTATTTTAGACAGTAATGGTATAACTATTAATTCTAGTGTGGCCATAAATTATACTTCTGATGGAAATATAACTATTTCATCTCAAGGCAAAGTTGTTATTGATGCTTCTAATCAAATAGAACTAAATGGTAGTTCTAATACTATAGTTGCTAATGGGGACAATATAACAATTAGCGGGGTTTCTAATTTTAAGATTGAAGGATTAGTTAATACTACTTATATGGCTGGTTATGTTACTAATATGGGACCAGTTGTACCATCTACTGCTATGATGCAAAGTATAGAGCTTGTTTCTGGTAATTTATCTATAAATGATGGGGGATTGGCAACTGTAAAACAAAATACTTCAAGAAAGGTTAAAACATCTTAAATATAGATTTGTATAAAGTGTATAATAATGGGAACAGAATATCAGAATTATAAAATCGCCGGAGATAATAACGACTATGAAAATACTACAACTGTTAATCCAGATAATACTGTAACTTGGTCTAGTGTTCCTCCTACTGGTGAGGCCTATTTAGCTTCCTTTGTTTCTCCATGGCAAATAACTTTTACTACTGATGATAATGGTGTTCCTACCAGTTCTAGTGTTGGAACACCAGTTTGGTCCGGCAGTAGTGGTTTTTGGTTTATTTCTGAGAGTAAAAGTGTAATAGGTTATGGAAGTGGAACAGTAGGAGATTTAAATACTAATTTAGATACACAATTTGGTTTTTATGCTGATAACAACAATATATATGCTATCATTAGTGGTGTAGCCAAACCTTATGAAGACTGGGGGTTAGGTAGTAGTGGTGTAGCTGGAAGTGGAACAACTGGTAATATTGTAATGTGGAGTGGTGTAACTTCTACTACTACAAATGTTGTAAATGCATCATTCACCGATACAGAAGTTAGAAATCATTTAGACGATTCTACTATTCATTTTACTGAGAGTAGTATAGACCATGGTTCTATTTCTGGTTTAGCTGACGATGACCATCCCCAATATGCTGGTATAAGTCAAACAGAAACAATTACTGGTGATTGGACTTTAAGTGGGACAACAATAGTAAAAAGTTTGTATATTGATAATCAAGGGACTGGAGACAATCCTTTGCTAAGTGCTAATGCGTCTACACGTGTATTATCATTACAAGGAGATTTATCCGTTTCTGATTACATCGAATGGCTTTCTGAGGTGGGATATTCTGGTTTATTATATCACGCTAATACTGCACACAGAACTTACACTTTTCCAGATATTGATGGTAATGTTTGTTTAAATACTATTGATAATAATTTTTCTGTTAAACAAACCTTTTATCAAATAGAAATAGATAATCAAGGAACTGGGGATAATCCTCTTATTTTTAGTAATTCTTCTGCAAAATTACTTGATATAAACAATTATTTACGTGTAACCAGTGATATAATTTTAAAAGCTGGAACTTTATATGAAGGAAAATTAACTCATAATAATACTGCTACAAGAGTTTATACCTTTCCAGATAAAACTGGTAATGTTTGTTTAGACAGTTATGGTCATACAATAACTGGTTCTTGGACATTTAGTGGTTCAACAGTTTTTAGTGGTTCAGTATCTTTTAGTGGTTCAACTGTTGGTATAGACCATGGGTCTATAGGTGGTTTGGGAGATGATGACCACCCTCAATATGCTCATTTAAGTCAAGATGAAGTTGTTTCTGGTAATTGGTCATTTAGTAATAATTTAACTACAAAATATTTGTATATAACTAATCAAGGAACTGGTGATATACCTTATTTTTACGCTAATGATTCTACAAGAACTATTAGAACTGTAGGTAATTTGTACGTAACTAATGGAATTGTTATAAGTTCTGGGGATTTACGATTTTATGGTGTAGGTTCATCATATGGTCAATTTACTTGTAATAATGCTACACCAAGAACTTATACTTTACCAAATGTAGATGGAACAGTTTGTGTAGATTCATATGATAACGTAATAGACGCTAATTGGACTTTCAATGATAAAATAAATTTTAGAAGAAGTGCTGGAGTGAATGCGACTAATACATCTCACGTAGATGGACTAGCTTTACATGCTGCAACTACCAATCTTGTTTATGGTGCTCAACCAACTTCATCTAATGATTATACTGGAAGTGGATATGATAGTTTAAGTTTAGTTACAGTTCCTTTTATAGATGGTAAAGAAGTAAAAGCATATGAAGTAGTTACAAGTGGAAATGCAATAGTCTATACAACAAAAGTTCCAATTAATCCAGAAAAAATGTATCGTTTTAGTATGTGGATAAAACGAGACAATACTGCTGGTGAAGCTTATTTCGGGTTAGAAGGATTAGATGATAATGGAAGTGATGTAGGGGTTTATACTTTAGGAGATACATTAACAAATAATCCTTATTTTTATTGTTCTTCATGGGATGGTAGTGCTTTAGATTCTGATAAATGGGTATATATAGAAGCTTATGTTTATCCTTACAGTGCTTCTGGAACTTCAATGGCACATGGTTGGGGGATAAATGAAGAAGGAGTTGAACAATCTACAGTT